TATAGGTTGAATGTTTTGAGCGCGTTAGAACGAGGCTATTAATGCGATATTTTTTTAGATCTTTATGCGCCAAATAAAAAGATTTTTTGTAAATTTGTAATGCTACAAAAAGAATAGATATGAAAAATACAAGAAAATCTTTACTAAATAAAAACATATATCATAAAAAATTAAAAGGGGAATTACATTTAGGTAATTCTTTTTCTCGTATCTATTGTGTAGCAACTTATTTCACGAATAACCACCTATTGTAGGACCCCTTTTATTTTATGAAAAAATCAATTAAAAAATCAAAACGAAAATTTAAAGGCACTCGCTACGTTGCTAAAGTTTTGAATAAATATTTTAAGAAAAAGTACCCAAATTATACTTCAGCTTTACCAAAAGCAAGAGAAATTACAGAAAAATTAAAATCAAGTGGCCAGAAATTTACAATTAAAAATGTAGAAGCAATAGTTAGAAAACATAGAATAAAAAAAGAACCTATTAATGAAGTTAAAAAATCAAAACCTTTATTATTTTATAAATTAGTTATAGATTCTAATTATTATGATTTACAAGATTATTCTACATATATCAATGACACAACAAATGAAATTTATTTTACGTCATCTTTATTTAATGAAGGAGTAACAGATATTCAAGGAGGTACAAGACCTTCATATAATAAAACATTTTCTAGTTTTGTAGACTACTTAAATAAAAATATAACATCAAGAGAAGACGCTTACGATTATTTAGTAAGATGTACAGAGCCAGAGTTTAATGAAGAAAATAAAAGATGGGAATCAAGAATAATTTCAGTAGATCCATCAGGAGAAGAAATGGATTTCGGTTATTCTCCTACTAAAACACAATCAACAAGTATAGCAGAAATTGACAAAAAATTAAGTCAAGAAGAACCAAAAAAATCAAAACAAGAACCAAAAAGTCAAAAAGTTAAAGAGTTAGAATTAGAATTGACTTTATCTAAAGAAAAATTAAGAATCCAGGCAAACGAAATGTTTCTTAAAGGTTTATTCACAAAAAAAGAATATAAAGACGAAATTGATAGGATTAATAAATTATAAAATAAATAAGGATGAGATTTTCTAATAGATTAGAAATCAACGATTTAAACTATGAACCTACAAAACAGACTTTAATTAAAAATGGTTCAAAAGTTTCAGAACATATAGTTGGTTCAAGAAAAACATTATATAGCAATAATATAATTTCTGGTTATTCTAAAACAGAAAATAATTTACCAATTTCAGATGATTTACCAATTTCTAAATTTTATAGTTTTCTTAGTTCATTTAAACGTTCATTATATAATCAAATAAGAAAAAATGATGAAATATTAAATTTAAAAATAGAATTTAATGGTATTTCTCGAGATAAAAATCACGATTTTTGGAAAAAAGTAAAATTTAAAGAAATTTTTTATAACATAGACTTGTCTTCTGCTTATTGGCAAATAGCTTACAAACTAGGATATATTTCAAAAAAAATTTTTTTAGCTTATATTGATAAGGATGAATATAAAGAAGCCAAAAGATATTGCGTTTCATTTTTAGCTAGAGAAAACGAAATGCGATATTATGACGATAGAGAAATTAATGTAATTTCATGCGATATTTCATGTTTAAATCAAATTTATATTAATATAAGGCATGAGCTTTATAATTTGATTGAAGAATTAAAAAATTTAACTAATAATAATTGGATTGAATATAATATAGATGGTATTTCAGTTAAAGAAAAACATGTCGAAATAATAACTAAAAAATTGAATGAAATTAATTTAAAATACAAAATAAACCAATGTATTAAAATTGATAAAGAAGAGTATTTTATAAAAACAAAAATTCGTAAATTTTAAAATCAAATAATATGGTAACAAAAATCACAACAAAAGGAGACGGAGTGACTATTAGATTAGGAAAAGTAGTTTCATGTGAGTTTGAAAGCGAATGGTTAAATCCTCATTCAAAAAAAATAGTTTATTATCATGATGTAGTAACTGATATGGGAGATATTTTAAACATAGGTACTATGGATAAAAACTCAAACAGAATAAAAAAAGGCGCTTTTATCGAATATACTATTAACGAAAAAGGTAAAACTTCTCTTATTTCATCTTCAAATGATAAAGCTAAAATAGCAGAACAAGCTGTTTTAGATAAAGAAGAAAAAGCTAAAAAGTTATCTTCTGTATTTGATAAAAATAGAATTAAAGGTCAAGAAGCTTTTTTAGGTTACGCTTGGTCTTATGCTAAAGATTTAATAATTGCAGGTAAAACAATGAATGATGTAAATGAATTAAAAAATATTGCAAAATTTATTTACGATGAAATAGGAAAACAATTAAGTAATGAATAAAAAGTTAATAACTACCTGCATGTTAATATAAGCCTATAAAAAAAATTAACAAAAATTATTTTTTTATTCAAAACGAATATGTACATTTGTACAATAACTTTAAAAAAATAAGTATGCAAAGCGAGTTAATTAATCACGTAAATTCTAATTTAAAGATAGCAAAAGAAGAGGTAGAATTTGACGTGTCTATAGAAATGGATAAATTGTTTATTAAAAAAGATGAACACTCCCATTTAATGTTAAATATTGATTGTTTAATGTTATTTGACGATGAAAAAGAATTAGGTCATATATCTGAACTTGAATATTATCCTAAATTTTTAGAATTTAATCAATGTCAAGATTGTTTCGGTGAAGGATTTATTGAAGTAGGTCCTATGTGTTCAAAACCAGCTTCAATGTGTTGTGGTGGCTGTTATACAAAAATAGAATGCGAATGTGATGATAAATTGTTTAATTACTAATAAGATAACCATGAATATTTTAGAAAAAGCTAATGAGATAATAAATCTTAGATCAGAAGAAAAAGAAAGAATGTATGGTCCTTTTGATGAAGGAATGGAAAAAGCAGCTAAACTCGCATCGTTATTAACTAATAAACAAATTGAAGCTAGAGATATGTATTTATGTATGATTGCTTTAAAATTATCAAGAGAGTCTTATAACTATAAAGAAGATAACTTATTAGATTGCGTAGCTTATATTGGAGCTTTAAATAATCACGAACAATCAAAAAATAAATAAATATGAAAACAGGAATAGTAGGAATTTTAAATAATCCAGCAACTTCTTTAAATTCTCATTCAGCCGGAATGGTTAACATAGTCTCTAAATTATTTAAAGCAGATATTTTAAATGAAAAAGACGATTGGGATTCATATTCTCAAATAATTATTTATCATGGTGTTAATTTTAAACCAGGTTCATTTAATATAATCGGAGGTATTAATAATGAAGTATTAAAAAGATCAGAAAAATTAGCCAACTATCGAGGTCATATTTTATCATTAGATGGTTTTCAATTATGCGAATTTTCAGTAAAAAGAAAACTAGGAACTTATGACGATTTTAAATTATTTCATGAAATTAGTTTACCAAAAAAAGAAAATTTAGTCATTGGCGATTCTCATTCTATATCTGTTTGGCCAGATGAAAGTTATACTATTTCAAGAAATGACGGTAAAACACTTCATGGCTTTCTTAAATTAAACATGGATTTATCTGAATATAAAAAGATAATTTTTTATTTTGGAAACATTGATTTAAGATTTCATTTAGCTAGGCAATCTAATCCAATTGAAGCAACCAAAGACCTTTTTAAAAGATACTGCGAATACGCTTCTAAATATGATTCTACAATTACTCAGTTGTTACCAGTTGAAGATGAATCAAGAGTAATACCAAAATCTGGGCAATATAAAGGTCAAAACTTTTTCGGTTCTATTGAATTAAGAAAAGAATTAAGATTAGAAGCTAATAGAGTAATGTTAGAATCAGGACTTCCATTTTTAGAATGGCCAAATACGTTTTTAGATAATAAAGGTAATTTATCTTTTAATGTTATGGAACCAAAGCAATCTGTACACATAAGGCCTGAATTTTATTTAAGAAATATTCGTAAACAATTAACTTTATTTTAATGGAATATTCTTTTGAAATTAAACAACCATTATTAGAAGCGTTGGACGAATATCATTTTAAAAGCATGTTAATGGAAAAACATATTATTGAAAAAAAACCATTTTCTGGAAACATACAACAAGCTATAAATGATGATTTAATATTTAATGTTCCTATTTATGATATGGGTCAACGTAAATACGCTGCATTTTGTTCTTTTACAGAAGCTGTATGGAAAAAAGAAAATGACGTAAAAGGAAATGGAGTTCATTTTTCTCACCACGAAATAAAAAATGATTTCGATTGGTTAATGTTGTTTTATTTATTCAGACTTTGCGGCTCAGGTATTAATTATAAACCAAAAAATGATAGTTTATTTAGTTCATTTGAAGGTAGTCATGGGTTTGGAAATTTTTGGATTGTAAATTCAATTCAAAAAAATAAGTATACTCATAAAGAATGGTTAGAAGACTTAAAGCAAATAAATAAACCATTTACTGATAACAAAGGCTATTTATTACCTCAATTTTCTTTTAAAGGAAATGATTCTAATCACCTTAAAAAATTTATTTTAGAATATTCTGTAGACTTAGTTTCTCATTTATATTATTTTACTTGTAATAAATCAAGAGATATTTATCAAATTACAGATGAAGGAAATGCATGGCTAAATGAAAAAGGATTTAAAAGGCAAAATTTTGTTCTTACTGCATTTGCAGCAGACTTAGCAGAGTATTTTCCTAATTATGTAAATAGATTTGGCATGGTTTACGCAGGAACAAACGCAACTAAATGTATTAAAGCAATATTTCCTAAAATAAATAAAAAAGTATCTGAATTTGAATATATTAATGATGTTTTGCGGTTTCAATCTAAAAGATATAATTTGACTCCTATCGACTGTGAAGATTCAAGAAATTGCGATTTAGTTAGGTATTTTCAAGAATATCAATCTCAACATCATATAATTAAAAATAAAGGTGTAAAAATGAAAAATAATTCTATTCTTAAAAAAACAATAGGAATGGAAAAGTATTATGAATTTTCAAAAAATTTAAAATAATGGCACACGATAAACATATTATTGATGGTATTAATAAAGAAATAAATACAATTTATCCAAATAGAGAAGTTTATTTAGAATTAACTGAGGATTTTAAATCTCTTTTACCTGATATTGTTATTAAAGAACATGAAGGCGTAAAAGTAGTCAGAGAAGACTTGTCTTTGAAAGGAGGTACAAAATCAAGAGCTGGCGAATTTTTAATTTCTCAAATAAAAAAACAAACATTAGTTTACGTAGTTCCAAGAGTAGGACATGCTGGTTTAGCTATAATGGAATTAGCTAAATTATACAATAAAGAAGTTATATTTTTTATGCCAGCTTGTAAAGAAATATCAGAACATCAGGCTAATATTATAAACATGGGTCCAAAAGATGTTATTTTTGAACGTATAGCTGCTATGCCTAATTTGAATAGATTAGCAAAAAACTTTGCAGATAAAAACGGCTTTGAATTTGTTCCTTTTGGTTTAAATCATCCTTATACAATAGCTGGTTTTGTTAGAATATGCGAAAACTTATTAAAAAATTATGACGAACCAGAAGAATTATGGTCTGTAGTTTCAACCGGGGTTTTAACTAGAGGTTTACAAGTTGGTTTTCCGAATACAAAAATGAAAGGAGTTTGTGTAGCTAGAAATATGAAACATGGTGAATTAGGAAGAACTGAAATAATATCTGAACCTTTGCCATTTTTAAAAGATGAAAAAAAAATAAATTTACCTGAATTTGATACCGTGCCTAGTTATGATGGTAAAGGATGGAAATATGTGCCAAAAAACACAGGTAAAAATGTTTGGTTTTGGAATGTAGCTGGAAATATTCAAGCTCCTGAAAATTTTGACAAATCAAAAATAATGTCATGGAAAGATTGGAAGTAAATTATGAATACGAAAAATTAGATTATTTAAAAGATTTTTTTTATAATAACCAAAATTTATTTAAAAAACATATTAATGGCGAATGTGAAACAAATCAACAGAAAAGTAACATTGAAAAATTAAAACATACTTATGATATTGAATTTCCTTATGGTTATTGTTTTCCTATAAGCCAATTTATTTTTTATTATTTAGGAGGTTATAAATCAAAATACAATTTAATGTGTATAACCAAGATCCCAATAGAAATAAATAAAATAAAATTTACTACTTCTCATTGGTTTTTAAAAAATACTCAAAATAACAAGATAATAGACCTTTCAAAAGAACAATTTGATAAAATTTTAAAGATTGAAGATTTTTATAATAAAGGAAAAAGAGCTAATTATGGTTTTAGATGGTTTTTTAAAAATGGAAAAAAACATGAAAACGTGGTTCCTTGTCGTCAAGTAATTAAATTATATGAAGAATATAGAAAAATAAAGATTAATAATTATTTAGAATTTTTTTATCAAAGCTATTTAAAAGAAAAAAATGATTTAAACAAATAAATGTTAATAAATATATTGAAAATAATTTTTTAAAATCAAAAACAAAATTGTATATTTGTACAATAATAATCTTAAAATAAATAAGTATGAAAATTAAACACGTTTTAGCAAGTTCAAAAGACAAAAAATGTACTATACTTGCTACAGAAATGAAGAAAGTTGATTCTGAATTAAATGACATTATCAACCTATTTTATCCATTACATAACTTTGTGATTTCATATCATAAGTCAAGAGATGGTAGAACTTATTATGCTAATAATAAATTTCAGCCAACTGCTCAAATGCCTATGATAGGAGCGCCAGTATTTCATGAAGTTGAATTAAGTTCAACGCATCAATTAAATGTTTTTGGAGATAATAACCTTGGAATAAACCCTATTGAAATGAATTTACAAAACGAATTTGAACCAATTAGAATTTGGGCATCAGATAAAGGTATTTACACTAAAGGAGATACTAAAACTCAATTTATAAAGTTAATGGAAGAATCAGGTGAATTAGCAAAAGCAATTTTGAAAAAAGACCAAGAAGAATTTATTGACGCGATAGGCGATTGTGTTGTAGTTCTTACCAATCTAGCAGAATTAGGTGGAGTAAAAATTGAAGATTGTATTAATTCAGCTTACTCTGTAATTGCTAAAAGAACAGGTAAAATGGAAAACGGAACATTTGTTAAAAACTCATAAAAAATACTAATCATGTTGTTTAAATGCAAAAAAATATCAGAACCATATTTTGGGCCTCATTCAGATGTTGAAATAGTTACTTATTTTTTATATAATTCTAAAAATGAAGAATTTAAGTGGCACCAAGGCCCAAATAAACCATTAGATTGTAAAGTAGGAGACGTTTTAGATGGAATAGTTATTCGCAATAAAGATGAAAAATCTTTTAAACCAGGTATAATTAATTATAAAAAATCTAATCCTGTAGTTGTTGATATTCAAGATATGATGAAATTATGAAATTTGAAAACTCACAAAAAGCATTTGAATATTTTTATGAAAAGATAAAAACAGAAGGTGTTAATTTTTCAGAAACAAAAGCTTTATTTAATCAAGGTTTTTATATTTTAAAACCATTAGATAATGAAATTACTTGTGATTTTAGAAAATGGAATAAAGAATACGCAGAATATGAATGGCAGTGGTATTTATCAGCAAATCCTAATGCAGAAAAAATATCTAAACGAGCTCCTATTTGGAAAAAACACATGGATGAAAATGGAAATGTTCAATCTAATTATGGATGGCAATGGATTAGAAAAAGTCAATTGGATAGAGTTATAGATCAACTAATATATAGTCATATTAATAAAACTGATACAAGAAGAGCAGTATTAACATTCTATGATGGTAAAGAAATAGAAAATTACGCTTATGATACTCCGTGTACTTTATCTATTCATTTTCAAATAATCAATAATAAATTATGTATGACTGTAAACATGAGAAGTAACGATTTATGGTTTGGATTTTGTAATGATCAATATTGCTTTTCTAAATTACAAAACTTGATAGCTAATGATTTAGATATTGAAATTGGTTGGTATTACCATTTTGCTTCAAACTTACATTTATATAATAATCATTTAAACATTTAAAAATTGAAAACTATACTTGATTTAATAACTTTAAACACATTAGAACAAATATTTCAAGAAAGAGCCGCTCATAAAATAAGTCCTGAAGCAAAAACTTTATATCAAAATTGTTTAATATTTCATTTTAAATCAAAAAAAATAAACGAAAAGAATTTAATGTCTTTTCATATTTTTAAAGGAGATGTTAAAAATTATTCTAAATGGGAAAATACTTTTAAAGAACTTGAAAACGCTAAATTGATAACAATTCATATTCAAACAATTGAATTACATAACAATTGGGGCCAATTTATTGATAAAAAACAATTAATAATTTCTCAAGAACAAAACTTATTAGAGTCAACTTTAAAAACTGCTGATTATTTCTTTGAACAATTAAATCAAAATCAAAGTTTAATTGATGTAACTGGAATGAAACACAGGATAAAAAAAGAAATAGTAATACAAATGATTGAGTTATTCGTTTCAGAACAAAAAGCAATTGGAACAAAATATGCTAAAGTTGAAGAATGTAATAAACATTTTATGAATTGGGTAACTTATAATATTCCAAATAATGAAATTAAACAAGATATTGTTAAATCAACGAGTAAAATACTTGGTAAAGACTAATTATGGAAAAAAATAAAAAAAGAATAAGCGAAATAGAATTAGATATTGATTATTCTAAGATTCCTAATGCCGAAGAAGTAGAAAAATCTGTATTAGCTACGATTTTAGTAAATAGCGATTTAATTGATAAAATAATTAAAGATTTTACAATTAATTTATTTTTTAATAATAGTAATAAAACAATAGCAAAATCAATTCTAAAACTTTATAAAGAAAATAAAGTTATTGATTTAATTACAATTGTAACAGAATTAAAAAAGAATAATGAATTAACAATAATTGGAGGAGCTTCTTATATTTCTAATTTAACTTCAAATATAGTTAGATATGATAATATTGAATATCATATTAAAATTCTTCAACAAGAATATTTACGTAGATCTTTAATAAAAATAGGAAAAGATGCTATAAATAAATCGTTTGATTCTGCTGAAGATATTTTTGACTCTTTTAATGAAATTCAAAAAAACATAGACGAATCGATAAAAAAGGTAGTTAATTATGAAATCAAAAAAGTAGGTGAAATTCATAATGAAATAATGAAACAAAGTCTACATGTTTTAAATTCAGGGCAAAAATCAGGTGTTCCTTCAGGTTTAAAAATGTTAGATAATGTTACTAACGGTTGGCAAGGTTCAGATTTAATAATTTTAGCCGGCAGACCTGGTATGGGAAAAACATCTGCTGTTGTTTGCATGGCTATGAATCCAGCTATTGAACAAAATATACCAATAGCAATATTTTCATTAGAAATGTCAGCAGAGCAATTAGTTTCAAGAATGGAATCAACTGTTTCAGGAATAAATGTTTCTAAAATAGTAAAAAAACAATTAAGTAATGATGAAATTTTAAAAATTGATTCTATGGCTTCTAATTTAAAAAAGTCACCTATATTTATTGATGATACACCAAGTATTTCTTTATTAGAATTAAAAGGAAAATCTAGAAAACTACAAAGAGAACATGGTGTAAAATTAATTGTAATTGATTATTTGCAATTAATGAAATCAGGGCAAAAAACTCAAAGTAGAGAATTAGAAATAGCAGAAATTTCAAGAGGATTAAAAGCATTAGCAAAAGAATTAAATATACCTATAATAGCTTTATCACAATTAAGCAGATCTGTAGAACAAAGAGGAAATGATAAAAAACCAATGCTTTCAGATTTACGCGAATCAGGTTCAATAGAACAAGACGCTGATATGGTTTTATTTTGTTATCGTCCAGAATATTATAATATAGATAATTACGAAGTAGGAAATGAATTATTTGATACTAAAGGGTTATTTATGTTATTAATAGCAAAACATAGAAACGGTGAATTAGGCGAGATACCGTTAAGGTTTATACATGAACAAACTAAAATAATTAATTATTATGAAAACAATAAACCAAATAATAATTATTTAGAAATAAATCAAAATTTTTTAAATAATAAAACATCTTTAACAAAAGAAGAAAAAGATTTTTTTGAATCTAATGAAGAAGAATTATTATTTTAAATATCAAATATGAAAAAAATAAAAAATAAAAAAGAAAATAAAATTAAAAAAGTTATTAATGAATTAAAATTATCAGAAGTTGAAAAATTACATGAAGAAAAAATAATTAAGTACATTTTAAAAATCGTTGAAAATTATTACAAAGTTAATCCAAATTATGTTACAACGAATAATAGGCGTAGAGAACTTGTTTTTGCTAGACAAGTAAGCATGTATTTAATATTCAAATATTCTACTTGTTCGTTAAAAAGAATAGGAGAGGTTTTTAATGGTAAAGATCATTCTACTGTTGTACATGCTAAAAAAACAGTATTAAATTTAATGCAAATAGATAAAGAAATTAAAAATCAAATTGATGAATTAAAAAAAATTATAGAAATAAATATTAAAGCTATTAATGAAAATTTTGATTTATCAAATGGTTTTTATTATGTTGATTTTAATAAATGCTATTCTATGATTATTCCAGAAGGAAAAGCAATAATGTTAACAGGTTTTAATGACGAGGAAATAAATGATTTGAAATTAGTATTTAAAAATATTATAAATAGTAGAAAACATGAAAATACAGGTTTATATATTTTAGAAAACCTATAAAATAAAAATTATGAAAGAAGAAAAAAAAATAAAAAAACCAAAAGAAAAATTACATTCAAATAATATTAGAAAAATATTAGAACAAAATAATATGTGTCAACAAGAATTAGCTGACATAGCTTTAGATGGCAATACGTCTCATTTGTCAAGAATTATAAATGGTCAAAGAAGATGCATATCACTTCCTATAGCAATTAAAATATCTAAAGCATTAAATATGCCTGTAGAAGAAGTATTTATTTATAAACCTTAAAAAAATAATTAACATGTTTTTGTTAATAAAAATATTTATTAAATTTGTACAGTCGTGCAATAATGATTAATTTTAAACAAAAAAAATAAGCATGAACAAAATAAAAAAGTATATAAAAAAACCAATACCTATTGAAGCAATTCAGTATTTAACTGATAACTATCAGGAGGTTTGTAATTTCATAAATGATTTTCCACATAAATATATTGCTTCAGAAAAAATAATTACCATTTCTACTTTAGAAGGCGAACATTTAGTTCGTCATGGTGATTATGTAATTAAAGGTATTTATGATGAGTTTTATCCTTGTAAACCTGAAATCTTTGAATCAACTTATGAATTAGTTAATTAAACAAATGAAAATAATTAAAAAAATATATAATAAAATTTTAAAATTATTTAAGCATGATTGTTATGAAAGCAAAAAAATGTTCGCGCTTGAAACATCAACATTTGCAGGTAAAAGAAAAATTACAAAAATTAGATACAAATGTCAAAAATGCTTTATTCAATGGGAAGAGTATAAAAATTAGTAACTTAATAAAAACAAATAAATATGAACAATTGGTTTACAGTAAAAGTAAAGTACACGAAACAATTAGAGAACGGTACTTTTAAAAGAGTTTCAGAACTTTATTTATTATCTGCTATGACATTTACAGATGCAGAAGCTCGAATTTATGAGGAATTGGGCTCAATTATTCGCGGTGAATTTCAAGTAATGTCTATTCAAAGGACAGATTTTCATGACATTTTTTCTACCGATAGAACTGATAATTGGTGTGTTGTTAAAATTTCATATATTACCTCTACTGAAGAAAGCGGAAAAGATAAAAAAATTACAGAAAAATTTTTAGCTGGTGCTGATAGCATTGAACAAGCAACTGAAGTAATTACTGAATCTCTTTCTACATTAATGGTGGATTACAAAATAGAATCAGTTATAATGTCAAACATTGTTGACGTTTTTCCTTACAAAGAATTATCAGAAGTTGAAATTTCTTATAATGGAAAACATATTCATAAGGACGATGAAACGCTTTATGCAAAAGATTTAATTAAAAATAATAACTAAAAATAATAATTAAAAAAATGAAAAAAGTATTTCTCAAATTAGGATTTTGGATTCGTTGTTTTTTTATCAAAAAATCAGAAAAACAAATTGAAACAGAAAAAATTTCAAATGATTCAAAGGTAAATGATAATCAAAATGATTTAAAAGAAGAAAACAAATTGATTTCAAAAATTGAAGTAGAAAAAAATGGTTTAAAATTTTTTACTACAAAAGATAAATTATTATGTATTTCTACAGGTGAAATATTTAAACTTACTGAAAAACAATTATTATTTTATAATATTATTAAGAAATTACAGGAATTATATGGTTTTGCTTCAAGTAAATCAATTTTAACTTCCTTTTTAAGTATAAAATATAAAAATTTGTCTGATGAAGAATATTTTAATATTCTTGTAAAATCAAATCAAAAACTTTCTATTCATAATAAAACATTAAAAGGAATGTTTAAAGTAGGTTTACTTGAAAAAGTATCTAGAAATCAATATAGAGTTAAAATTTAAAAAATAAATAATCATGTCAAAATCAAGTACAAGAAATAAAATTGAAGTTTTAAAATCATGGATGAATACAATAAAATTACCTAAGAAAAAAGTTAAAACTACTCCTGAGCAATTTTATGAAGATTGGAATAAAAAATAAATAAGTATGAAAACAGTTAAAGTTATATTATCTTTTAATGTTGAAGAAAAAGATTTGCATCATGAATATGTTAAAAAATTTATTTCAGACGCTAAATCAGGAGCAATGCAAAAAGAAGTTGAAGATTCAGCTAAAATAGGTAATACACCTATTGAAAACGTAAAAATTGAGTGTAAAATTCTTTAACAATAAATAATTTATGAAATCAGAAATAGAGTTTGTAAAAGATACTTTTGAAGAATATCTTTCAAAAAAAGATTATATTGCAGCTTCTGACATAAAATCATTTTTAAAATCTCCTGCTAAATATTATTATGATAAGTTTATTAAAGTAGAAAAAGAAGAAAAAAGACATTTTTCAGTTGGTTCTGCTATTCATGAAATAATTTTAGAGCCTCATTTATTTAATACCAATTATATTATTTTTCCTAAAGTAGATGGTAGAACAAAAGAAGGTAAAGCAGCTTTAGAATCTTTTAAATTATTATCTCAAGGTAAAACAATATTGTATGAAAACGAAATGGAAATGATTAAAATGATAGGTGAAAATGCATTATCAAATCATACGTTAGTTGAATTAATGAAAGATTCTTATCGTGAACTATCTTGTTATACTATAGATAAACTTACAGGATTAAAAATAAGAATGCGACCAGATATAATGTCTTCTAAAAAAAGTACAATAGTTGATTTAAAATCCTGTTTAGATTCTTCACCAAAAAAATTTAAAAGTGATTGTTATAATTATGACTATTCTTTATCTGCAGCTTATTATTCTGATTTTATAGGTAGAGAAAATTACATATTTGCAGCAGCTGAAAAACAAGAGCCATATCAAATAGGTTTATATGCTTTAAATGATGAAATGTTAGAGTATGGTAGGAATCAATATAGAATGGGACTTGATTTAATTAAATTTTGTCAAGATAATAATTATTGGCCTTCATATAATGAGTTTGAAGCATTAAAAGAATTTTATATGTTAGGTACTTTAGACACGTATTTTGCATCATTAAAAGATTTACAATTAATCACTATTCTTTAATTAAAATAAATAAGTATGAAAGCACAAATCAAAGTAAGAGCGTATTCCACTACATTTTTAATGGATTACCCAAGTAGTTCAGAAATATCAATTGAAAGAGCTATTGAGCATGTAAAGAAAAAAGTAACTTATTCAGCTCAAGTTATAAGTGTTATTTATAAAGATACTGTTATTAATAATAAAAATTTCAAAGACCCCGAAAAATTTGAAATCCTTAGTCTTGATATGTCTAAATATAAAAAACAAACAAATTAATATGGAATCAAACAAATATATCCTTGGATTAGGATATTGTTCCACAGGATTTGGTACTGTTAATGCTAAAGGATATTCAACTAGATTACCCACAATTAGATTAAGCTGGCTAGAAGAAAAGAAAACATCAGGAGAAGATTTAACAAATAAAGATGTGAAACAATCAAATTGTACAGATATAATCTTCACGAACGTTGAATCATGCCATAGATTCAAATTACTCATTGATGATTGTATTACTAAATTTGAAGAACAAAATAAAAAATAAATAAGTATGAATAATATATTTGAAGTTAACCCAAAAGAATTTGGTTTAGAAGAAACTAAAGCTCAGGACATAGCAAATCAATTTAAACCTATGCTTGATAAAATGATTGAACTTGAAAAAGAGTTTAACGATGTAATAAAATTAGATGTAGAAGACCCAAAAACATCAAAAATAGCAAAAGAATTACGATTAAAATACGTTAAAGTTCGTACAGGTACAGCTGAAATACATAAACAACAAAAAGCATTTTACTTAGCTGCTGGAAAATATATAGATGGCTGGAAAAATACTCAAATATTTGCATCTCAAGATATAGAACAAAAACTTGAAAAGATTGAAAAATATGTTGAAGAAAAAGAAAAACAACGTATTTATGAGTTAAATAAAAAAAGAATTGAACTTGTCCATGAATACGAAGTGGATGCAACTCATTTAAACTTAGGTTCAATGACAGATAATGTTTTTGAAATATATCTTGAAGGATTAAAATTACAGCACAATAATAAAAAGGAAGCAGAACGCAAAGCAGCTGAAGAGCAACAACGGAGAGAAAAGTTACATGATGAACGCAGACAGTTAGTTATGCCTTATATGTCTTTTCTGCCTACTCAATATCATTGGTGCAATTATGCTGAAATAGATAATGAAGAGTTTGATACATTGTTAAACAACTTAAAAGCATCGAAAGAAAAACACGATAAAGAGCAAGAAGCACAACGTTTTGAAAATGAAAGATTACAAAAAGAAGCTGAAGAAAAGCAAAAACAATTAGATGCTGAGCGAAAAGAACGTGAACGCTTAGAAACCGAATTAAAAGTAAAGAAAGAGGAAGCTGACAAGAAGTTACGTGAAGAGCATTTTGAAGCAGAAAAGAAACGTAAAGAAGCTGAAAAACTTGCAAAAGCACCTTTAAAAAAGCAATTAGAAAATTGGGTTGATACGTTTAGTTGCGGTGAAACGCCAGAAACATTGCATCAAAATAATTTGGCAAACGAAATACTTTCTACATTTTGGAAGTTTAAATCATGGGCAAAAAAAGAAATTGAAAAAATATAAATTAAATAGTTATGGAAGAAATTACAGTTACAGAAATACAGGACATGTCTGTTATTTATAATCAAGACAAAGCAGTTATTGACACTCAAATATCAACAGCAAAAGCCTATCCAAGAAATTTAAAGAAAGCGGTTGAAAATGCTATATTTGTAGTTACAATGGATGCTGAAACAGCTTCAACTTGCACTTATTCATTACCAAGAGCCGGAAAAGTTATAACAGGTCCAACAGTTCATTTAGCTAAAATACTTGCTCAACAATGGGGTAATTTACGAGTAGAAGCAAAAGTTGTATCTATTGAGCAGAAACAAATAACTTCTCAAGCTATAGCGTTTGATTTGGAAAACAATTTAGCAATAAAAGTTGAAGTTAAAAGAAGTATTATGACTAAAACAGGTAGAATGAATGAAGACATGATAACTGTTACAGGTAATGCTGCAAATGCAATAGCAATGAGAAACGCAATTCTTTCGGTAATACCGAGAGCAGTAGTTGATAAGATATATAACGAAGCTCGTCATAAAATAACAGGAGATTTATCTGATGAAACAAAGTTAATTGCAAAACGTAAAAAAGTATTTGATGGTTTTATAAATACTTATGGTTTAACTGAGAAAGAAGTTTTATCTGCAATAGGTAAAGCAGCTGTAGAACACGTAGGTCAAGATGAAATAGTTGTTTTAATAGGTATTGCTCAAGCAATTAAAGATGGAGATACTACCGTAGACCAAGCATTTAGGCCAACTAAAACAACTGCGTTAAAAGACGTTGATATTAAACCAATTGAAGTTAAAGAAACTCAATCATTTTCAGATAAAGTAAACGTTTCAAATAATGGTAAATTAGAATTTGATAAATAATATAAATTTTTATACAAATGATATTGGTTACTTTGATATTAATTTTGGAATATAATTTAAAAATAAATAAATATGAAAACGATTATTCCAGTATTATTAGTATTTGCGGCCATTGATCTATTTCTAAGAAAGCCAGATGATGAAGAAATATCAATCATGGATGAATTAAAAACAAAAAGCATATCAGAACTACAATTTTGTTTAGATAATGCGTTAGATGAAGAAAAATATGAATATGCTTGTATTTTAAGAGATTTAATTAATAAAAAAAATAAAAATGGAACTAAAAGTTAATGAACTTCGAATAGGAAATTATGTTTCTCATTTTGGTTTTGAACATCAAGTAGAATCAATCCATTCTAAAAATAAACTAAGCGATAAATATCGGCATATATATTTTGAAGATAAAACATACGACTTTTTTATGACTATTAAACCAATTGAGTTAAATAAAGAATGGTTAATTAAATTTGGGTTTAAAGTATTTGAATTTGATAATGAAAAACTTAATCAATATAAATATAAAAATAGAATAATTTCTATAATAAATGGTAATTTTGTTGATAGAAGTAGTTTTGTTGTAATAAAATATGTTCATCAACTTCAAAATCTATACTTTACACTAAATGGTGAAGAATTAAAAGTAAATGAGTAGAATTAAATCTAGCTTTGGTCAATGCCATATTCATGAAGGAAGTACGATTGAATTAAACGAAGAACCATATCAAATAGATTATTTAAGAAAGTTTTATTTATTTGATGTAATACCAACAAGTGCTCCTAGAATGTCTCAATCAGATAGATGGAAAACTAATCCAAATCATCCAGATCCTAAAAAAAGACAAAGAGAAGTAGTTACAAAATACTTTGCTTATAAAGATACTTTAAGATGGCAAGCAAAGCAAATGAATTACGAATTTAAAAATTATTTAGATATTGTGTTTATAGTTCCAATACCGGATAGTTTTTCTGAAAAAAAGAAACAAAGATTAAACGGAACACCTGTAAAAACTAAACCTGATATTGATAATTATGTAAAAGCATTTATGGATTCGTTAAAATCAGAAGATGGTGATGTTTGGTTTATTAAAGCTATAAAAGTTTATGGTTTTAAAGGAAGTGTTTTAGTTTATAAATAAAAAAAAGATAGCCAATCAATGACTACCTTTTTTAAAATTGATAACTATGAACAATTAAACCTATACAAATATAAGTATTAAATTTTAATTATGAAAATAAACTTGCTAATTCTTTTGTAGCAACATCCATAGAACCATTTTCACCTAAAATCTTTTTAATATAAGATTTAGTAGGCTCAGGTACATTTGCAGCCATTTCAGAAGCAGAACCATAATTTCCAGTACGAGCTTTTTTACCTATAGGACCATAAGCACCGGCGTTATAAATAGAAATAATTCTATCTAAACGTAAATTTTTGCCTGAATCAATCGCGAAATTACCAGCATCTTTTTTAGGAGCCTCATAATATCCGTCAACATATTGTCCAAGTAAAATTGAACCAATAACGATATTTAATTCCGGTTTAACTAAGTCAGATTGATTAATTACTCTTGTTTTACCTGATGCATCAAATTTAATTCCATATTTTGCAAGAATTTCTTCTTCATTTGGCGTTAATCGACCTAATTTTTTTTCTGCTTCTAAAAAACTTTTAGCAAATTTTCTATTCCATTGCATTAATCCTTGAGTAGCACTTCCAGAACCGCCAGCGGTTGGATTACCACCTGATTCAACTGCGATAAAAGAAGCAATTACAGAAGCTGGTAATTTTGAGTTTTCTGCTGCAGTTTTAATAAAAGATCCATAATTGGCCATGATTTTTTTTATCATTCCAATAATACTAGCTCTACTACCCCAAGAAGTAGGAGATACTAAACCTTTTGAAGGTACATTTAAAAAATAATCTGACATTTTTAATTTTTTTGTTGTTAATAAAAATAATTTAATTATTTATCAGTTCGTACTATTTTAATATTACGATTGTCTTTTACAGGGTTTCCTGAAAGAGAACGCGTTTTTTTATACCACCAATAAGTTAAATATGATAAACCTGCAACACCAATTATAGATGCAAGTATTATAGCTACTTTCTTTTTATCCATAAAAATTTATAATTTAAAAAACAAATTTATATTTTTTTTATTGAAAAAATTTATAATTAAAAAAATTTATTATATACAGCGATTATTAAAAGTGTATTTTTACATTTGTATAATTAAAAATAAATGTTATTTTAATTTGTTTGTTTTTAATATATTTGTAGAAAATATATCTTATATTTAATGAATAAAAAGCAAGTAACTAATGACGGCAGAAAAGGCGGTTGGCTTGTAGGTAAAAGACACTATGATAAAAATGGAAATCCATTAGGTGGTATAAAAGCTATAGTAACCGATGCTGGAGGAAGACCAGTAGAATTAGAAGGAGGAGAGGTTATTATTAACCGAGAAGCTTCTAAAAAACATTGGAAAGAATTATCAAGAATAAATCAATCAGCAGGTAATGGAGTGCCTATTAATCCTCCGGCAGATGCTTTTGATGAAGATCCTGAAAATAATTATGAGAATGGTGGTAAAATAGAATTTAACGCTAATCATATTCCAAATAAATGGATTTTATCTTATGCTGAAAAAATTAAATCTAAACATCCTGAAATATGGAAATTAGGCGGAAATATTTTTGGCAACGAAGCTTTTGAAAATTTAAAAAGAGTAGCTAAAAGAGGTTACTGGTTAGACTCAGAAGAATGGATGTATATTAAATGGCGTTCATACGTTGCAAGACACCAAAGAGATTATAGAATTGAAGGTGTAGTTGCAATGCTTAAATGGGTTGATAAAGTATTTAAAGGTTGGCCATATATGAAGCAACTTATTGAAGAAAAAATTGATAAAATTGAGTCAAAAAAAGGTTGGAAACATAAAACTTCTAAAATGGCTCAAGGTGGTAAAGTTGACATAAAAAAATTAGAAGCATTACCAAAAGGTTCGTTATTTGAAGATTCAAAAAAAATTGATGGTATATTCAAAAAAAGTAAGCATACTTGGAGTGAAGTAATTGAAACATTTGAAAATAATAAAAATAAAGCTACAAGTCAAATAGTAGATTTAAAAGAAATAAATATAACTCAACCAAATATACAAACTCATAAAATAAAAGACATGTTGCAAAACTTTGATAAGTTACCTCTTATCAATGTTGTTGAGTTTAAAGATGGATTAGTTATATATGATGGTCACCATAGATTAATAACTGCTTGGCTACTTGGTAAAGATAAAATTAAGGTAAACCTTGTTAAAGTTAATTTAAACGAGAAAATGGCTCAAGGTGGAGATATTATAACCTATAAAAATAAATACAATAAAAAATATGGTTATAAAAAAGATAAATCTCATAGTCTTGAAGAGATTTCAAAAGATACTGGAGTTTCAATAAAAGGATTACAACAAATTTACGATAAAGGAATTGGAGCATATAAAACAAATCCTGAAAGCGTAAGACCTAATGTAAAATCTAAAGAACAATGGGCTATGGCGCGAGTTTATAGCGCGGTTATGGGTGGTGATGCTGCAATAGTTGATAAGAATGAATTGAAAATGGTTGATGGTGGAAACGTTATTAAATCAAATTGTATTGAGTATATTAAAAATTCAGAAGCAATAAAAAATAACGGCCACTATTTAGATTTTAAAAACTTAAATATTTACGTTGAATCTGGAAATAAAGTTATACCTAAAGAAATACAATCTTTATTTTTAATAACTTATAATTCAGGAGGGCAAAAAAACCTTAAATCTATTGATACGATTAATTCAGTAGAGTTGGCAAATAAATTAGCTAAATTATTGAATATTGAATTAGGTATAGCAAAGATAATTGTTTCAGAACAAGTAATTCATTCAAAGCGATTTGAAATGGATTTAATTAATAAAATTGTTGACAAAAATATTGTAATTATTGATAGAGATACGATTGTTTGTGAAAATATATCAAATAAATTTGCTCAAGGCGGTTTAATGTCTTCTCAACCACCAACAGAAAATCAACTTTGGAATCAATTGGTTAAACATTATGATAAAGGTGGATTAATAGCACCTAATGGAAAGCCGAGCAACCTTACACCCGAACAATATAAATTGGTTCGCACAAAAGCGTTTAAAGATTGGTTTGGAGATTGGGAGAACAACCCTGAAAATGCAAGTAAAGTAGTTGATGAAAATGGTGAACCCTTACCTGTATATCACGGAACAGATGCAGAATTTTGGAAATTTGATAAATCTAAAGGAAAAGGAAAAATAAAACAAAAATCTATAAATTTTAGTAGTAATAAAGAAGTATCAAAAGATTATGGTAATAGGATATTAGAATGTTTTTTGAATATTAGAAATCCATACATAAAAAATTACCATAGCGAAAGTTATCATGCTATTGAGTTTAATGCAAGAAAAGAGTGGAAATTTGATGAAATACCAGATGTTATTGTAAATAAAACTTTTGATGAAAAAATATATGATGGTGTTATTTTTCTAAACATTAAAGATAGTAAAAGTAGGTTTTCTCAAAATGTTCCTGTAGCAAATAATTATTATGCCTTCAATAATAAACAAATCAAACTTGCCGATGGAACGAATAACACATTCGATGGTAACAATCCCGATATTCGTTACGCAGGTGGCGGTGAAATTAAAGATATAACTTGTAAATCTTGTAATTGGAGTTGGGATAAAAACGAAAGTGAAAAACACGACTTGTATATTTGCCATAAATGCGGAACTGACAATAAAATAAAAGAAGGTGGCGAACTTGCAATGGGGATAAAAGCAGAGCATGAGCATTCTAAAACTATTTCAAAGTTTAAAAAACCAGGTGTATCAGATCTTGATGTTGAAAAAGCAATTGCAAAAGACCATTTGAAAGAGGATCCTCATTATTATTCTAAACTTGCTAAAATGGAAAATAAATTTGATAAAGGCGGAACTGTTACTGTTAATGGTGTAGAATATAAAGTAGGTGATACTGGAACTTATGGTTCAAGAGATAGAGAAAAAATAACCATAACATCAATTAGTCCTAAAATTGTTAGTTATATAACATCTGATGGTAAAAAGAAAGGTGTTTATACTTATAAATTTGAAAATTATTTTTACGGTGATAAATCTAAAAGCGAAACTCAATCACAAGTTATTCAACCACAAGAAAATATTGATGAAAAAATTAAAAGAGCAGTAGAAATATTTAGTAAAAATGGTAGATTAATTCTTGATTTACCGCCTTATTTAAAGTATTTAGCAAAACTTAATCAATTAAAACAAGGTAATAAAGAAAATGATAATTTAAGACTTATTGAATCATTCGATGAAGGTAATTTTAGATGGGCAGAGTCAAATGAAGGAATGAAATTTTGGATTTATATTCAAGAAGGAGACTGGACTAATCCTGTTGTTTTAAATATTGTAGGTAGTAAAGAAAAATTATTTGAATTACCAAAAAGCACTAGTTCTCAGCAAACTCAATCACAAGTTACTCAACCACAAGAAAATGCATTTACAATTCAAAACATTGTTTCTAAAACACAATGGTCAGACGACTTAAAAAAGTCAATGATAAAAGATTTTGTTAATTCTGGATATGAGGATGTAACCCAACTAATTGGAGAAAATAAAGAAGAAACATCTAGCGCGATTCAGAAAAAAGTAGATGGATTCGCTAGTGAAAAAAATACGTACTTACAGGCAAATACATTAGCTAAAGAAATTCATAATATTATAGATTTAATAACATCAAAAACAAAACACGAGCTTTCAAATTATCGTATTAAAACAGAAAAAGAATTTATTGATGAATATGATAGATATGGTCAAGATTGGAGGGAATTTTTAACAACATGGAAACCTGGAATGGATTGGATGTTCGGTAAACCAATAACTGAATTAGTCTATAAAAAAGATTATGACAGTGTTATGAAAAGCATAAAACTAGGTGTAAGAGCTTTTTTAACAAAACCAGAAACAGGTATTAATGAAGGAACTTGGAATATAACATCTAATTTTGTTAAATATGATATTTCAACAGGAATGGATTTTTCAGAATTATTTCCTAAAAAAGAAGAAACAAAAATAATTCATAAAGAAGTATCTGAAGTAAAATCAGAAAGAGAGTTACTTACTGATGAATACAATGATGTTCTTTTCTTAATTGAAAACACGTTAGGAACTGATACTGAAAATATGCTTTCTTTAAAATCTAGAGCTAAGGAATTAAAAGATAAAATTGATACACTTGACTTAGAAATAAAAAAGAAAAACGAAGGTGAAATTAATTTATTAGACGAGTTATTTAGTTCATCAACAATTCAACCACAGGCAAGATATGACTTAAAAGCATATAGTGATGGTTTTGCACCTGATGGACAACCAACTTCGCTTCCTAAAAACATTTATGATTGGACTAATACTGAAGAATTTCAAAATTGGTTTGGTAATTTTACTTTAGCTTATAATTATAGAAATTCATCTTATGAAAACGTACCTTGTTCAGTTGTTGTAAATAAAAACCATGAGCCACTTATTGTGTATCACGGAACAGGAGGACAATTCTCATTCTTTAAGTTTGATAAATTCCCTGCTATGTATTTTGCTGAAAATGAAGCGTATTCAAATTGGTTTGCAGAAATGAAAGGTAAAGAACAAGGAAATAAAGGTTATATTTACCCATTCTTTTTAAATATTAGAACTCCGTTAGATCTAACATATTTTGAAATTAATGATGTTTCGCCAAGTGATTTTATTGATTGGATGTATTTACAAACAGGCCTTGACGCTGATGAACTTAAAATCAATAAAGCATTAACTGATCCAACTAAAAAATTCAAAGCGTGGATGTATTTACGTAATAGCCCTGAAATGTTAAAAGTATTGAGAGATAAAAATATATTTGATGGAATTATTTATTACGAAGATAATCCATCTGTAGATAAAAATTCAGATGCTTATAAAACAAAAGCTTATATTATTTTTAATTCAAATTCAGCAAAAATTGCAGAACCAAATAGGCATAAATTAACTATTCCTGCAATGAGAAGTTTTTATTTAAAAAGAGGAGGTAAAATATGATTTTAGATAAACAGTACCTTGATATTAAAAAACTAGCGGGTTTAACAATGTATAGTTATAAATATCCTTCAGATGATAAAAGAATATTGATAAGTCTTGGTGCTACAAATTCAGAAAACGGGATTGAATATACAGTTGGTAAACAAGTTAGTGATTTGCAAGATAAACCAATTATAGAACTTAAAGATACATTGTTTCACACAAATGATTTAAAAGCTGCTTGGGAAAAATTTGAAGATTATTTTGAAGAAACTGAGAAACAAGAAAATCCTGAAAAAGGCGGCGGAAATGAACCTGAAATTCAAGTGTTAATATTAACAGTTGAAAAAAATGGAAGTTCATTCGTTTTTTTATTGAAACAAGATGGTAGTCAAGAATTAGTATTAGAATTAAATATCGATAACTATGATATTCAAAATACTAAACCAAAGTTCGCTGAACTTGATTTTACAAATAATAGTAATATATCAGAACCTTTTAATACTAAATGGAATTTAGCATTAATTGAAGATGTAAAATATGAAAACGCTTCTAATGATAGTACTTCATTTATAATTGCTTTAGACTCAGTTAATCAACCTGGTCAAGAACCTGGAAAATCTAATGATAAAGGCGAACAAAGCGAACAAGGCGAACAAGGCGATAAAGGCGAACAAAGCGAACAAGGCGAACAAGGCGATAAAGGTGAACAAGGCGATAAAGGCGAACAAAGCGATAAAGGTGATAAAGGTGAAGAATCTTCAAAAGATAGCAATAATGACGGAGGTGATTTAGAAAATTCAGAAATGCAATCACAAGCAATAGTTCAAAAAGTAGACTATAAAGGAGCTATTTCTGAACTATCAAAAGAAACAGGATTATCACCTGATGATATTGAGTCTTCATTAAGAACTGAAAGAATATTTGATACTTTTTTAACTTTAAATAATATCAATGTAAATGAATTAAAAAATAAATTTAACGCATCTAGTTTAACAAGGAATCAATTCATAAAACAAATAGTAAATGATTTCAAAAATATATAATATGGATAAAGAAAAACAAATAGAAAGATTACAATCAATTATTGATAAAAATGCTAATCCACAGATTGTAGCAAGCGCTCAAGCTCAATTAAAAATGCTTGAAACAGAAGGTAAAGTAGCAATTCATAATCAAGCCGCTGGAGTAACTCAAGACCCTGATGCTCAAGCTATTTTAGACGCTTTAAATAAAGCAATTTCTAAAGGTTTTACTTCAGGAGTTGATGTACGTAAAGAAATCGAAGAAGTTTTAAAAGCTCGTAAAATTAACGAAACTGATTTATCTGATAGTTTAAGGGCTTTGATTCAAAGTAGTCGTAAAATTGAACTTACAATTACTCAACTTAATGCTCAACCTAAAGTAACATCAACAACTGATGCTTTTTTACAAAGACCATTGACTCAAATGTTATTAAGCGACATGAGAGCAAGAAATAACTCATATTTATATGGTGCTGCAGGTACAGGTAAAACATATATGGCAGAAGAAATTGCTAAATTATTAGGCTGGGAATTAATTACAGTAAACTGTTCTCAATATACTTCACCTTTAGATATTTTAGGTGGTCAAACAATTGAAGGCTATCAAGAAGGCCGCGTTTCTATGGCTTGGGAAAACGTTATTTATGAATCAGATGGAAGTTCAAGAAAAGTTGACGGAGTTGTATTACTATTAGATGAATTACCAAAAATAGATCCTAACACAGCTGGTATAATGAATGATGCGTTAGCTAAAGTTAAAAACTTTTCTGAAAACCCAGCAACAGGATTATTAATTAGACCTTCAATCAGAAATGGCAAAGGTGTAACTTTATATTTGCAAAATCTTTTTGTTATTGCAACAGGTAACGTCCCATTAAACACTATAGATCCTGATTACGAGGCTAACTTTAAACAAGATTTATCTTTGCAAGACCGTTTTGTTGGTTCAACTTATAAAATAGGATATGATTATCAATTTGAATATAATGTAATTATGTCAGGTTATGCGTTTATATGGATTTTCTTAATAAAAGTACGTGAAGCAATTGTTGAATTAAGAGCTCAATCTCAAGCGTTTGTTTCAATGCGTATTATGATTAATGCAAAAGAAACATATAGAACATATAGAGACGTAATGGATGAAATTCAAACAGGTAAAGCTAATTTAATTTCAAATCCAAAAACGTTAATTAACACAATGGATGAATTTTTTAATTTATTTAAACCAGCTCAAAAAGAATCAATTATAAATACTGTTGATTATGAAGGATTTAAAAAAATAGTTGCTGAAAAAAATAAAATGCCATATACTCATTCAGGTAATAAAGTAGCAAATGATTTCAATACAGTTTCTGAAATAACACAAGCAAAAACATTAATAGAAAATTATAATAAATCTCAATCAAATTAAAGTATGGGAGTTTATAATCATTGGCAAGATGCGCAATTGTATGGATGGTCTTTAGATACCGTAGAGGAATTTAAAGCATATTATGATTCAGTTAATACAAAAGGAGCATTTGATAAGTATGTAAAAGATTATAAAGATAATTTTTATGATGTTCAACTTTTAAAATTATTTGAAGGTAATGCAGTTAACTTCAATTTGGGAGGCGAAAACGATAAAAGTAAATTAGAATTTACAGATAAACCTATTGGAGTTTTTGATTTTAGCTTAGCTTCTCAACAATTATTTAGAGTTCATGAATTTTATAGTGAACAATTGAAGAAAGAAAACCTTAATTTATTTAAAAATTATAATGTGCCGAACGGTGTAATTCCTAGTTATTATGTTAAAAAAATAGTTATTCAAGGAATAAATAATTTTATTTTTAAAGATGAAAAAACAGGCAAAGAATATATTTGTATTCGTAGACAAAAAGGACTAACTAAACTTTTAGAAGAACAGCCTAATTTACAAACTAAAATACAAGAAGGTACTGGGTTAGAAATACCTGAAATACCTACTAATAAAGTAAAATTTGCTTCTAAAACTAAAAAACCATATTTAAAATATAAAAGACAAGGCGGTAAAGTTCGTTATGTAGAAATTTATTCTGCGCATTATTACACAAGAATGGATAAGGATTTTGATTTTGCTGTAAGACATATACCTGTATTAATGGCTGCTGAATATCTTGAAAAAATGGGTACTTTAACTAAATTATATGTAACTCGTTTTGTAATTGCTGCAAAAAAACCAGTGCCAAAAGAAAAAGATGTTTTAACAGGTATTACTTTGCCTTTATATGAAGAATGGAAAAAGTATCGTAAACCAAATCGTTATTATACAATAATGCCTATGTGCGTTAAAGAATATGGCCAAGAAATTGATAAACCAAGATTTTTTTCAGTTGGTTCAGCAAATTATGCTAATTTATATTATAGAGCTGTAGATAACATGAGGTATCATGAATTAGAATCCGGAATTTTAGATTATGGAGGAAACCCTGACTGGACTGAAAAAGAATATCAAGAAGGTTTTGAACGTTTTAGGCAAAAATATGCTAAATATTCAGAAAAAGGAATTTGGAAAGCAAAAGAAGTTATTCCTCAAGGATTAATTTATTTTCATGATTTACCTTTAAATTTAAAATGGGTTTATTTTAGCAAAAAAGCAAAAGAAGCATTTAAAAAAAATGATATTTCAGAATTAATAAAAAATGAGCCTTCTGTAAATAAATGGTTTGAATTATGGATGAAAATTTCTGCTTTTACAATCAAAGATAAATTTGATATTTTTAACTCAAATAAACCATCTAAAATTTATAGAGATATTATTAAGCAACAACAGTCAATTCTTGAAGAAATTGAATTTATGATTAAAATAGAAAAAAATAATACTTTTAAATACTTATTAAAAGAATTTTTAGAATTTGTAAAAGTACCTTTAAAATATGATGCAAGTGGTAATACAGTTAGTATAGGTTACTCTTATGAAAACCCTATAAAATATATTACTGAAAAAATTAATGAAATGACAATTTTTGCTGGAAATGGTATTTTTGCAACACCAGAAGAACAAATTGAAAAAAGAAATGAAATTGCTGAAAAGTTGATTGAAGAACTAACTAAAATTTAAAAAAATGAAATTATTCAAAATACAAGAGTTAGAATTAAAAGGATTAATGTTTAGACTAAGTCAATTTGAAAAATCAGGTAAAGGAAAAATATCCAATATCGGAATTATGACAAATTCAGATTTCCCTACAGATGTGTTCGTGCAATATGAGTCAAGTGATATAAATAGTATGGCTCCTGTAGTTGAATCTAATTTATATCAAATTACAAAAGACGGTATTTTAATTAACTTTAAAGAGTATTTCAATAATCCTTTTGAGAAGTATGCATTTTTAGGTAGATGTTTAGTAGAAAATATTGAAAATATTCAAATTATAGACAATTAATAAGTCGTAAATGGAAAATACAAAAGAACAAGTTGTAGCTGAATGGAAAGCAGTTAATGAACCGAGATTGAAAGAAATTAAATCAGCAAATCCTGAGTTATATTCTGCAATAAATCTTGCTTTAAATTACTTAAATAAAAAATTAACAGGTGAAGAATTACCAGCAGAAGTAGAAGAAGTTAAAGAAGTTGAAGTAATTGAAACGAAACCTATTGAGGAAAGTGCTTGGAGGTTTAAGACAAAAGATGAAATTATAGCAGAATATGGTAAAGTGGAATATTTTGGAGTACCACAAATTGAATTTCTAGAATTTTATGGTAAACCATTATCTGAATTATATACTAAAACAAGATTTAATAATTTAGATGAAGCAATAGGAGCTTTAAAAACTACAGGTTTAAAAATAAGTGAAAGCGGTTGGACGGTTCCTGTAGAATATTTTACTCAAAAACCATTACCAAGCAATCAATCAATAGCTATAAATCAATCTGGAATCACGCCTTCTGAAGGTTTATTCTCATTAGCAATAGAAACTTATCCTGAAAAATTAAAGTTTGCTAAACCATGGTTTTCTAGAAATACTGGAGACAGAAAAGGACCAACACAATCAGCTAGTGAATTAAAAAAACGTTCATATAGTGAAGATGAAATAAATGAAATTTTAACTACTAAGTTTAAAGGAAATGACGGTAATTGGTATGATATTAATGTTGGAAAAGGAGGCGTATGGACTTGGAAAAAAACAGATCCACCACAAATTCAACAACAAACAATATCAACTAATGTTTCTTCTCAACCAGTTACAATAGCTGAAACTAAAAAAGAATGGGTACCAGAAGATTTAGTTGGTAAAAAATTATTGTTTTTAAATTCTAATAATGAATATAAAGTATTAGTATTTACTCGTAATAACCCTAAAAATAAAGAGTATTTATTAGAGAATTTAAAAAGTGGTGAAAATATCAAATATAGAATTTCTTTTAGTTTAGTCAAAAAATGGTTGGATGGTATGAGAGCTTCAGGAGTAGAAATAATAAAAGATTAATTAATTTGAATAAAATGTATTAAATTTAAAAAATATTTTTATTAAAAAACAAATATGTCAAAATATAAAATAGGAGATGTAGTTACTGTCTCTCAGCAACCTTTTATAGCTTCTTATTCATCAATGTATGGTAAGGACCTAACTATAACTGAAGTAAAACCATTTGATTTTGCGTCAGGAACAGTTTTTTATTATACGGTTAAAACAAATGATAACGAAACAACAGAAATTAAAGAAGATATGATTCAAAGAAAAATGGAACAAGGTGGTGAAGTTAATAAAAAAATAATAGTAAATAATTATAATGGCGAATTAGAATATACTAATCAAGACATTCAAGAAATGATTGATGAAATTGATATGTATATATCTTCGGATAATTTACCTGCTTGGCTTTACAAAAGTGGAATTGCTGGTACTCCAGGATTTCCTAAAAACAAAAAACAAGTTTTGTCTACTTTAGAAAACATTAAAAATTCTAAAAATGACGTTTACATTAATATAAATTCAAAAGAACCATATTATAAACACGTAATTAAAATGGAACATGGAGGTAACCTTGCTCAAGAAAATAATGAAATGCTTAGGAATCAAGCAAAAGAAGCAAAACATCACGTTGAAGAACTTCATAATGTAGTGACTAATAAAACTAATGTTGAGCCTTGGGTAATTGCAAAAATGGAACGCGCAACAACAGATTTGTCAGATATTACTCATTATTTAGATGGTAAAAAACCAGATTATAATGCCCCTATTTACGCATTTGGTGGTATGATTGAAGATTTATCTAGCAATGCAATTGACAGAATGAATGGATTAGTACCTAATTCAACTTTGATTGAATTTTTGAATAATGCTACTTATATCATTAATGACATGGAGCAAGAAGGTTTTGAAAAAGATGAAATCTTATCTTACTTGTCATATAAGATGGTTGAAAGTAGTGTTCCTTATTCATATAGTAAAAACAAATTTGAAACAGGCGGTGGAGTTGATTCGACTAATCGTTATGACAATTTAATGGAAGAAAAATATTCTTTATTGAATAAGTTAGATTCAATGTCTAAATTAGATTCAAGATATAAAATTATACAAGAAAAAATTCAAAAATTAACTAAACAAATTCAACGACTTGAAAATAAAATGGCTAATGGTGGTGGAGTTGGAAGATTGCCAAGACAAAGATTTGCTCTATATACTAATCCTAACAATGTTACCAATTTTGCTTATGTTGTAATTGGAAATATGGAAGTAAAAGAGCTTTTGCAATCTGCGAGAGAATATCCTGGAAGCTACCGAATATTATACGAAGGAAGAGGAACTAACGAAGATTTACAAAAAATGAAATCAATGTTTAGCAATTATAGATTCGGTAACGAACAAATAATGGCTAATGGTGGTGGAGTTGATGAAGACTTTGTTGTTTTTTCAGTTGATGATGATGAATTAGATGCGTTATTAAATGATTTCCATAAAAATGAACTTGATTATGTTGATATTAATGGCGATAGTTATTATAAATTAAATAGACGTGATTTTGATAGATTTATAGATGCTGCTGATTCTAGAGGTTTTGATGTTGACTATGAAAACGATGAAGATTCTGTAATTTATGTTATGGAAAACTATGCTAATGGTGGTTCAATTGATCATTTAAAAGTAGGAAGTAAAATTGGTTTTTTAAGGCCTAGAACAGGAAGATATGAATGGGCGGAGGTTTTATCAATTGATGGCGATAATGTTAATTTAGTAGTAAGACACCCAAAAAGAAGACAATGGGATAATTATTTTACTGAAACAAAAGAGAGAATTAAAAAATATACAAATACAATAGATGAAAATTGGAATGATGGTAAAAATAGAACTTCAATGAAAATAAAATTTGAAGATGGTGGTTCAATTGATTCCGAAATTGATAATATTGATAATAGAATTTATAACTTACAACAATTAAAAGAAGTAGGAAACGATGAAGATCAAGATTATTATGATTCTCAAATAAAAAAACTTGAAAAGGAAAAAGCTGATTTAATAGAAAAACAAAATAAACCAGTTAAAAGAGGTTGGTTATTTAAACAAGGTGGTCAAACAGTAGCTCAAAAAAAGAAAATTGAAAAAGTAATGCACGAGTTTAAAGAAGGTAAATTACGTTCTGGTTCAAAAAAAGGTCCAATTGTAACAGATCGCGATCAAGCTATTGCTATTGCACTTTCAGAAGCTAATGCGTCTAAATATGGAGAAGGCGGGATAGTTGAAGGTGCAAGAGTAAAGATATTAAAAGGTAGTTATGTAGGAAGGAAAGGGGTAATATATGATGTTTTATTTGATGAAAATGGGAACATTGAAAATAATGAGGTAGCAATAATAGTAGATATACCACAAAAACCACTTATACATTTAAGAGTTGAAGATATTTTAATTGATAAAATGGAAAAAGGTGGTGAAGTTGATTCTATTTCAAAGAGCGACATAACTAAAATGCAAAAAATAAACATAAAAGGATTTGAAGATTGGATGCCAGGAGTAAAATATGTTTATTATGATAAAAATTCAAATAAATACTATTACGATGCTTTTGGTGGATATTTTGAACTTAGAAATATAAGAACTTTAGAAGAATTGGAACTATTTCTTAAAAATAAAAAATCAAAAGGTGGTTGGTCACACAGAAAATAAAAAAGAATGAACGCAAAAAATAAATTGTATGTAATGCGTAATGAAGTGTATATGCAAGGGTTGGTTTCCTTGATTGAACACATAAACGATATTTATCCAACCAAGGAATTGAGTATGGTAGAAATAGGAGCTTATGCAGGGGAATCAACCACTTTATTTGCACAACATTTTAAAGAAGTAATTACCATAGACCCATTTATTAATAATTATGATTCAAAAGACATAACATGTCAATATATGGAGTTGGAATTAGTTTATGAAAGATTCTTTGAAAACATTAAACCTTTTGAAAACATAAGCCACATTCGACAAACTTCAGATGAAGCTATCTTTCAGTTAATTCAACAAGTTGACTTTGTTTATATTGATGGATTACACACCTACGAGCAAGTCAAAAAAGACATTGCCAACTACAAACCTTTGATAAAATCAAATGGATTTATTGGAGGTCACGATTATCACCAAGTTTGGCAAGGAGTTGTTAATGCAATAAACGAATGCTTGGGAACACCGGACAAAACGTTTGTTGACACAAGTTGGATAAAACAATTAAAATAAATAAGTATGCACCTAACAGCAGAACAAAACGTAACGCGTTTTTTTGAAACCTATGTTAAAAGAATCCAAGAACCAATTAAAATTGTTGAAATTGGCGCATGTATTGGTGGATTCAATATTCGTTCTTTAAAACCAGAAAATGCAGAATACATTGGAGTTGATATTCATTTAGTTCCTGGAGTTGACATTGTACTTGACGACCCATACGTTTTACCATTTGAAGATAACAGCGTGGATTTTGTAATAAGCAGTTCTTGTTTTGAACACAGCGAGTTCTTTTGGTTGAATTTTACTGAAACTATGCGTGTTTTAAAGCCAAGCGGAGTATTTTACTTAAATGCACCCTCAAATGGAACTTTTCATAGATTTCCTGTAGATTGTTGGAGGTTCTTTCCAGATAGTGGACATGCACTTGTTAACTGGGGAAAACGCAACGGTTATAATTGCGACTTATTGGAACAATACACAAGTGATAAGGGAAATGACATTTGGAGTGATTACGTTGCAGTATTCATTAAAAACATTGAAGAATCGCATAATTATCCATATAGAATTATTCAAGGATTTGGCAATTTCACCAATGGTTCAGAATATCCACACGAGTCTTTAATAAATCCATTGCTTTGGTAATATGTATCTAAACATTATAACACCTTGCTCAAGACCTGAAAATCTTAAAGCAATTGAAGAAAGCATAAATATTCCTAAAAGAAATTATCGTTGGATTGTCGTGTTTGATCGAGAAGAAATACCAACAGATATTTACTTGCCTAAAATCGCTGAATATTATTGTTATAAACAATGGAATAGTTGCGTTGGTCATGCTCAAAGAAATTATGGTATAAATATTATTGAAAAAGGTCATATTTATTTTAATGATGACGATACTATAATTCATCAAGATCTTTGGCAAAATATTAAAAATCACAAAGACGTTGATTTTATTTCATTTATTCAGTCTGATAAAAATAATAATATAAGGTTAATTGGAGATAATATAAATATTGGATTCATAGATAGCCATAATTTTATAGTAAAATATGAAATAGCTAAAAAAGAATTATTTGAAGTTAATTTATACTACGCTGATGGCGTTTTTGCAAAAAAATGTTACGATAATTCTAATAAAGTTTTATATATTCCAAAAGTATTATCAATATATAATTATTTACGTTAATTTTTTTATGTAAATTTGTTTTTAAAATAAAAACATTAGTATGGAATTACAGTATAAAAAAGCAATTGAAGAAAATAGTTTATCTATTAATCAATTACCAGAAGATGCAATTACAGGTATTGAACAAATAAATCATGTGTTGAAAGGAATCAACATGTGTAAAAAATCAGGAAAACCGATTAAAGAATCCGTTTATAAAAAGCTAAAAGCTATGGATAAATGGGTTTATTATGAAATACTTGATTATTTATATGATACCGAAAAAAACAAAAATGATATTCCTTATGATGAGGAAGATTTTGAAGATGATTTATATATGAAAGATAATAATTCAAAAATTGATGATTTAGGAATGCAAATAGAAAACGAATTAAATGAACTTTATGATTCAGGTAAAACTTCTTATTCAATTGATGAATTAAAAAATAAAGCAAAAAAAACATATAATGAACTTTTTCAAGCTTATGAAAATGGTAGTGAAAATGGTATAACTACATCTAAATATAGTTTAATAGAAGATTCAAATAAAATGTTTAATTTAAAATTAAAATAAATGATAAAACACTTTAACACAGCTTTTTCTGCTTCAAACTCGTCTGGAGTTAAAACATCTAAATCTTCTGGTTTAGGAAACATTGTAATTTTAGCAATAGTAGCAGGAGCAATATATTTTGGGTATAAATATATCCAATCAAGAAATCAACCAATTAAACAAGAAGAAGATTAATGAAAACTATAGACTTACTTCAATCAAAAAAAATAAGTTTTTTATTATCTGGTCTTGCTATTTTAAGTGCCGTAGTTGGGGTATTAGTTTATTTAGATCAAAAAAAGCATAATTCAGTTCAAAAAGATATTTTAGCTTTAGATAAAGAGATAAAAATTTTACAATTAGAAAAGCTTAAAAACGGAAAATAAAGTATTAACATAATTGCGTTAATAATTATAAAAAAAATTTTATATTATATTTTTTTAATTATTATATTTATCTTATAAAAATAATTAGTATGCTAACTCCGATTAAACGAACGCTTAATATTTTAAATAGAGAGCTTTTGCTTTGTAAAAATTTAGAAACAAAGGCAGTAATTTCAGAAATTATTGTACAAGTAAAAACAAATTTAATACCTTTTGAAAAAGAAAAAATGGCAGAAATGTTTGATTCTGGCTTTTCAATAGGTTGTGATTACGCTTTGAATGATCAAGGAAATATTTCAGGTAAAGAATTTATTGAAAAACAAAGTTCTAAAGTCATAACATGTGAAATATGCGATTTAGAAGTTATACCAGATTGCGGGTATTTAGAATGTCCTTATAAATAATTTCACTATTCTTTAATTACGTCTAAAATAGTAGCTGTAGTATACCATTTTTCATATTTTTTTCTTGATGAAATATAAAATATTACACAAACTTTATCTCCTATTTTGTATTCTTCTAAAATAGCTTGAAATTTATCTTTTTTAGTTGTTAAATTAACTTTTCTACTATTTTCATGGCCTATTTTTAATGTAATACTACAAAAGTCTTCGCCTTCGTTTAGTTCTTCAATTATTCCTTTTATTTGATTATAAAATATTTGTTTGTCGTTTTTAAATACAGCTGATTTCATGATGTGTTTTTTTACAAAAATAATAATATAAAGTAATAAAAAATATTTAAAAAAAATGTAAAATATAATTTATACAAATAAATTGTTTATTTTTGTATAACGCATTTAATAATTTAAAATGTCAAATAATAAAGAATTAGAAGAACTATTTAAACATATTCAAATAGGATTAAGTAAATATACGGTTAAAGAATTAAATGAAGCTATAATATCTTTTATTTCTAAAAAAAATGATAAATCTGTTGAAGTAGATTATGTTTTTAAAATAGTTTGTGAAGATTTTAATATCACTGAAGATAAAATAAAACAAAAAAATATAAGAGGTACTTATTATGATGCTAAACAAATTATTTATTGCATACTACATTTTAATTTAGGTATTTCAATACGTAATATAGCAAAATATATTTTTTCAAATAACCACATGAGCGTTTACTCTGGTATTAAAAGATTTAATACTGTAGATATAAATTTAAAACAAGATAAATTATTTTTAGAAAAATATAATAAATTAAGTCAAAAATTTTTAGAATATTTTACTATTAAACAAAATGAATTAGTATGAAAATAAACGTATATAATAAAAATGGTCGTAGAGGTAGAAATAACTATAAAGAAGCTAAATTAGTTAAAGAATTAGAATCTTTTTTAATAGAAAAATATAAAGACGAACCTGAAGTTTTAGAAAAATTTCAACCAGCTAACGACTTTGAGCAATTAAAAAAACTTCATCAAACTTATTTATCTCAAGATGTTAAATTTGAAGAAATAAATAATAAAAATAATAACATAAATAAAAATGAAATGATAGAAAAAAACAACTTAGAATTTGACGATGAAGATAAAGATTTATTTGAAGAAATAGCAAATGACGATTCAGATAATTTATTTGTAGATCCTTTTAATAGAGAAGAACCTGTATTATATGACTACACGTTAGAAGGAGGAATGTCAAAAGAAGGAAATCAAAATTCTATTCCAAGATCTGATTTTTCAGAACCTATTTCGTTTGAAGAAGCGTTTGAATTACCTGAAGATGTAGTTGACGAAGAACCAACAGATCAAAAATCAACAAAAAACACGCGTGAAAAAAGAGAGCCTAAACAAAAACAAACGTCTCAAGAGCCATTTAATCCTGCGTTTGAAGACATGTCAGGTAATAAACAAAAAAAATCAACCAAGAAATTTGCTAAATATATAGTAGAAGCAGTTTGTGCTTTAGCTGAAAAAGGATTTGTTTGGTACGCGAATAAAGATATTAATGAAGCCAAATTAAATGAATATGAATTAAATGGTGAAATGGATTTATCTTTATTAGTTACTTTAGATAATGGTCAAGAAGCTACTGTTAAACAATTTTTCTCTCAACAATGTTTAGCTGCTGAACAATTAGCTAAATTTGATGATGAAGAAAAGAAAGATATGTCTGAATCTTTAGCTGAAGTTTTCATGGAAAAAGGAATTGCTCCAACTACTACTCAAGAAGCATTAATAGTAATTGGCGGTATTTTTGTTAAAAAAGGAGCAATTTTATTATCTTTAAAATCTCAAACTAATAGTTTATTGAATCAATTAAGATTAATGAATGAAAATAATCAATCTAACTATACAGAGCCATCTCAACCGATATATGAACAATCTGAACCTGTTCAACAAACTCAAGTAAATGAAGAAAAATTAACAGAAGTTCAAATGTTTGATGAACCTGAATCAATTGATGGCCAACTAGAAATAGAAGAGGTTATTGAAACAAAGGAATAATTAAATGGCAACAGAAAAAAAAGAAGTAGCTAAAAAAGAAACACCTAAAAAACAAAGGCCAGCAGGAATGATGGTCACTACAGGCGTTCAAGGAGTAGGTAAAACCTATAAAAACATGTACATTATTAAAGATTATGTATCTGATAAATTCTTCAATAAAGTACGCGGTAGAAAATGTTTAATTTTTGATACAAACGGTGAATTTACTGCTGATCAATTTGAAAGAAATGATATTAAAAATTTCAACCCAAGAATGATTGCTTTAAAAGATATTCCTGAATGGAGTATAAGTGATGTTGTTGAATGTAGAAGAATTGACGCAAAAAATCTTTCTATTCCTGAAAAGAAAAAAGTTCTTGAATATTTAATTCGTTATTTTAAAAATGGACTTTTAGTAATTGAAGATATTAACACTTATATTTTAAATGTCACACACATGGAAGAAATCGTAGGTGGCTTAGTGAATTTAAGACATAGAGGAGTAGATATGTTAATATCATATCAATCATTAAGGGCTGTTGAACCTAGAATGTACTCAAATTCACGTTGGATGCGCTTGCATTATCAACAAGATAATGTTAATGACATTAAAGGTAAAATTGCAAATATAGCTCTTTATAAAATTGCTGAAATTATTGTTAAAACACGTTATTGGAACGGAGATGAACGTTTCTTTGTTTATATCCATTGTTTCGCTAATAAAATTGAAGGTCAATTTACTAAAAAAGAATTTTTAGATGCTTGTGAAAAATATATTAATACGAGTAAAAAAGAAATTAAAGAATACATGGAGATGAATAATGTTTCTAAAGAAGAAGCAAGAAAAGCTATTTGTAAACAATTTTATAATCAATATTATGGTAACTCAAATAAATAATTATATGTTTTTAAACTACGTTATTTTATTTATTATTTTCTGGACTTGTTTATCCTTATTTTCATTATTTTTAGTAGTTTTAAGGCGGGATTATATAAGCGTTTTAGAAGATTTGTTAAATTTTGTAGTAAAGAAAAATTTATTTTTAAATCTTTTTTCAATTTTAATGATTTGGTTTATTTTACCTTTTTCAATACCTTATAGTATTGCTCATTTTTTAAAAAAATGAAAAGTATTTTAAACGATACTATTGAGCATAAAATGAAATTAATAAAAGACTTAGAATACTTGAAAGAGTGTTTTGAAGTCAGATTATCTTTATTAGGAAAAGATTATGCTTTAAAAGATGAATACGAATGTAATGAAATTGACATTAAACGTCTAAAAACTGAAGTTTCAATTAATAAAATAAATTTAAGTTTAGAAGAGCAAAAAAATGAATTTCAAGATTTAATAAAGATTTATTGTCAAGAGCTCAATGAATTAGCTAATTGAATTACGAATATAGAATTAAAATAAATAAGAATGAAAGAATCAATTGCAGTTTGTGTTGTAGTGAATGATTTGTACTTCGAAAGCAGATATGTAGTTGAAAATCTTATTAACAAAACAAAGCTTAAATTTAAGTTATATGTTTTGGATAATGCAAGTTCAGACGAAAGAGTTAAAGAATATTATTCCAAACTTTGCGAAAAGAAAAAATGGTTATATCAAAGCTCTGAATCAAAATTAAATTACTCAAAAGCTTTAAATACGCTTTTAAAATTAGTTACAGAAGATTATATTGCGTTAATACCTGTTAATTGTTTACTTAATTCAAATTGGTTAGAAGATTTATTATCAAATATTAAAACGGTAGATTCTTCAGGTTTAATATCAATAAAAAACTCAATTGATAAATTATTTTTAGTCCCTGTATTGCATCATTCTCCGAAATCTTACGAAGATAAATTAAAAAATGTTTATGTTTCTGAAACAAACGCTGTTGAAGGTGTATTGTTTTTTAATAAAAATATATGCTTTGAAAAAGTTGGATTTTTTAATGAAAAATTTGAAAATAACGGTTACGAGCAAATAGAATTTTCTTATAGATTTACTAAACAAGGTTTTAATAATATATATATAAGAAAACAATCATTAATAAAATTAAATTTACAAAATCAAATAATTTTTCCTAAAAAAACAAAAGATGGATTTTTAGAATTGAAAGAAGAAATTAAAAACATGGCTATTAATCAAAACTTTAAAAAATAATGGATGAAATTAAAGAATATGATTTAAAAAAACGTTGGGATTCTAAACGTGATTCTATTTATAATTTAAAAGATAATATAAGTAGGTTAAAACGTAAAGTTAAAGCTGATTTATATTCATCTGACGAAAAAATAAGATTGACTGCGCTAATAATTAGAATAATGATGTTTACTTCAGAAAGAGTAGGAAATGAACAATCAGCTAAAAATGGGCATTTTGGCGTTACCCAGTTTAGAAAAAAACACGTATCTGTAATCGATAATACAGTTTACTTGGATTATGTAGGTAAATCAGGTGTAGATCACGTTAAACAATTCACAGATGAAGCATCTGCAATGATTCTAAATGATTTATTGAAAAGAAATAAAGGATTTATTTTTGTTACAGACGAAGGCTTTCAAATTAAAGCAGATAAAGTAAATAGATATTTAAGGAAGTTCAACGCAAAATCAAAAGATATTCGTGGTTTTAATGCTAATAGATTAATGGTAATGGAATTAAACCGAATTGGAAAAGTAAAAGATGAAAAACAAAGACCAAAAATATTCAATGAATCATTAAGAAAAATCGCAAAAATAATTGGTCATGGACCTTCAACATTAAGAAAACAATATTTATTACCTGAAATAGAAGAATATTTTTATAAACATGGTTCAATAGGTAAAGTTAAATTTTAAAAAATAAATAATATGCAATTATTACCCATAGAATTTGAACAATTAAAAGAAAAACTTTTAAAAAAAGAGTATACATACTATGAAAAACAAACTTGGAAGTCATGTGATTCAATATTTTGGAAATCTTTTCATAAAACGCATGATGAATTTGGTGAAAAATTAATTCCTTATCAAATAGGATTTGCAATTTATGATTTTAGTAAATATCCTCAATACGATTTCCCGAAAAGCATTTCAATTCAATATGAGTTTTTACTTGGATCAGACCAATATAAAGTTGATCGACTTGATTTATCAATTTCTGATTCAAAAATGACAATTGAAGAATTTGAAGAATTTTGTGAAAACTTATATCAATCAAAAATTATTCAAAATTTAAAAATAAAATAAATATATGGAAAATAAACTTGTAGAACCAATTGAAGAAAAAGTACCAAAAATCTTATTAGAGATTCTTACTTATGGTAAAGAAGAAAATAAAGCCTCGATGAAACGTATGAACGATGAATTACAAAAGCAAATGGATACGCGAAAAGCAAAGAATCGAGTTAGAATTTTGTATTATATTGATAAAGGTGAATTATCAATTGAAGAAAAAAAGTCTTGGTTAATTAATAACTCTATTTGTAAATATTATGTTTTTGCTCCAGAAGATTATAATGTGTCCGATGACTATGTAAAATCACTTCTTGATAAAATCAAAAAAGCAGAAGATTCAATTCAAGCTTTGAAAAATTCAGGATTAAACATTAAAAGGAATTAAGATGGCAAAAACAATATTATGTGAAGGATTGGAAGTTGATATAAATGGACAAAAAGGACAAATAATTTTATTAGGAATAAAAAATAAATATGTAAGGGTAAAATTATATAAACCTGATAAATTTGGAAACACAATATTAGATGTTTTGAAATCAAACATTAAACATTAAAATAAGTTAGTATGGCAAAAACGTATTTGGAAGAACTAATGGGAACATTAGAACCTCAAAAAAAATTAGCATCACTTCTAAAAGCAAAAGTTTCAATTTTAAGCAAAAAATCAATAAATTTTGGGTCATTAGAAGATATAAATGATAATATTGATTTAATTAAGGCTGAAGCAGAACTATTCACTTTAGAAAAGATTCTTAAAGAGAAGGAAGAATATTTTAAAAAATATGCAGCTCAATTTGAATTGGATTATAAGGAAGCAAATCAGAACTATAAGCAACTACTTGAAAAGATAAAAATTAAAGCTAAAACCGATAAAGTTATTGAATCCTATTTGAAGAAAATAAACTTTGAAGCAATCGAATCAAATAAAGAAGTAAAAGTTGCTTTCTATAAGAAATTCAAAGGATTAATATGATTAATTTTCCCCGTGTTTTAGTTGCAGCACCTACAGCATCGGCTAAAAAGTATTGCTTTGAAGAATGGTTGAATAACGTGCTTGAATTTACTTATCCGAATTTCAATGTGTTGCTGTTTGACAACACCAATGATTCAGGAGAATTTGCAAGTTATATGAATGACTTGTATAAGAATAGGTATGGTTATTCGGGAAAATTTTTAGCGACAAATTCATTGCTTATTAATAATAGTTCAGCGACAAATGTAATTGAAAAAATGGCTTTATCGCACAATGATTGCAGAAACTATGCTTTATTTCATAATTATGATTATCTACTGCATTTGGAATCTGATGTATTTCCTGAAAAAGACGTAATTCAAACGCTTATATTTCATCAAAAACCTGTTATTGGTGGTATCTATTATAGAGATGAAGGAATGTATCGTAAACCAATGCTTCAGATGTCAATAGAACCGATAGAAAAGCATATTAAAACTTTAAATTTTGAAAGAAATGAAGACTTATGTTTTATTGACGGTAATATTAAAAAAGTTTCTCAC